CTACGTATCATCCAAAAAGATAGTTTCTATGAGTGGCAATCTACACTGTATGACGAGCTGTCAGGCGAACCTGACATGAGATCAATCGTCTGGTACGCGGACCCCGAGGGAGGATGCGGAAAGACAGCTTTCTGCCGCTACCTTGTTAAGAACCTTCCACACACCATGTTCGTCTCTTCAGGGGCAGTGAAGGACATCACCTACCAAGTTATTAAGAACTCCTGGGACCCAAGAACGGTTATTTTCAATTTACCGAGATCAAGCGAAGGAGCAATGAGTTACGCTGCGATCGAGTCTCTCAAGGACGGCCTCATATTTTGCGGGAAATACGAAGGCGGCGTTAAACTATTTCCCCCACCTCACGTTATTGTTTTTGCGAACTTCCCACCAGATTACTCCAAACTATCCCTTGACCGCTGGAATGTACGTAACTTACTCAACAACCCTCCACGGACAATTCAATAAAGGGCTTTCACGCCATCACAAACACAGGGGTTCTTCACACAACCCCAATTTATTCTATACCTGACATTATGCGCTTCGCGCTACCCTAACCCTAAATACTACACCATCACTGCTTCAACTAACCCTAAGTACTACACGGTATCACCACTAAGACTAACATTGTACCCCCTAACAATTTGCAAGGAAGGATTGGCCCCGGCCAATACAGGAATTATTTGGTACATCCAATAGAGCTTACTGCCTCCAGGCTGAGGAGGTCCGGGAATCGGACCTACCCCCCTCCAAACGGTTTGTTCGATCTTTTGCACAGATTGCCTCCACTTAAATTCAACCGGCATCGCGCCAGGAGTCAACAATGTCTCGCGCGACATAATAACCCGGCCGAAATCTTGTCGAAATTCGGGTACAGAAGATGGATCCCAGTAGGCGCTTTTAACACCAGTAGTAACAGCAGTCCACTTAGCCAAGTCGGGATTGGCACTAGCGGCAACAACCCATATCCTAATCCTGTAAGGTGTTGTCGTATCCACCGTAGCCGAAAACTGTATAGTAGCCATACCACCTCTCAATATAATATCAGCACTAGTAAATGCAGGAACACCTGCACCAATAGTATTCTCTTGCAGTCCTCCGCCTGACGTCCAAAAAGGTGTGGCGTCATTTATAGTAAGAGCATCTCCATTTAACATAGCTTCCATTCCGACATTACTCTCCAGCGGAGTCGATCCAGGTGCCCACAGCCAACTAACAGCCTTGAACGAACGATAGTGCGTAGCAGCGGTAGTATCACGCCATAACACGGCTCTCCAACGCCTAAGCCCTAACTTACGCGTTCTAAACGTATTAGATAAGAACCTAGGCCGCTGCGCCGTAGTAGCTTGAAACTTCCGACCGAAGCGGGCGCGTTTACGGGGGCCAAAGCCCCCGAACCCCCTGCCGCGTTTTCCTAGCACTGAACGCCCGGAGCGGCGGCGCATACCCCTGCGTCTAAACCGGCGACGAAAAGCCATAGCTTGGCGATAAATAGCTAAGCCACCTAGTGCGTAACGGGTTGCGACTCCTGCAAGATAAGCGGGGTGGGGCATTTTAAATGAAATTAAAGGGGGTGGCGCGGGGGCACCCGGTGGGTATTTATAGTAATAAATTCTGCGGCTCGGAGGGGCTCGGGTATAAAAGGCAGAGAGTGAGCCCCGGGGGGGGGGTAATACTAACTATTCCGCGCGCGGAATACCCCCCCCCGGCTCAGTCCCATAACTTCCATGGTAAATTCGAGCCCCGAACCAGAATGGCTACTCCCGAGCCAGGACCAGGAGAACATACCCCCGCTGGGGTACCCGATAACAATGTTCCCCGACCCGCTAACCGCCGACGAAGAGAACGAAGCCGCGGATACTGTTTCACCCTTAACAACCATACGGAGGCCGAGGTGGCTGCCATCGTGGACCAGGCCAACGTTACCTCCGCTAAATACATCTTCCAGGAGGAGCGAGGAGACAACGGAACCCCTCACCTCCAGGGATTCATATATTTCCCTACGCAGGTTGCTCAATCAACCCTTAAGCAATGGAACCGGCGCATCCATTGGGAGCGGACTGCAGACATTACAGCTAGCATCAAATACTGTTCGGACCCTACAAAGCGTTCGGGCCGGATTTTCGCAGCCGGATACACGTATCAGGACCGAGATCTACGTATCATCCAAAAAGATAGTTTCTATGAGTGGCAATCTACACTGTATGACGAGCTGTCAGGCGAACCTGACATGAGATCAATCGTCTGGTACGCGGACCCCGAGGGAGGATGCGGAA